TGGCCTCAATGACCACAAAGAAAGAACTTGATCAACACATCCGAGACCATGGCCGAGACACTAAGTGAACTAACCTGCGGCTACTGCAAGAAAACATTTCGTCGTGCAGAAAGTCTTGTGGTGCATCTGTGTGAGCCCAAGCGCCGCAGATCAGAACGATCTGAACGTGGTGTTGAACTGGGCTTTCAATCCTACTTGAGATTCTATGAGATTGCACAAGGTTCGGCCAGACTCAAAACATTTGATGACTTTGCAGACTCACCTTACTATCGAGCATTTGTGAAGTTTGGTAGATACTGTGTGGCCACTCGGGCAATCAACCCCAGACAGTTCACAGAGTGGTTGTTGAAACACAACAAAAAGATCGACAACTGGGGATCGGATAAAATCTACACTGAGTATTTGCTGGACTATTTGAAAGTTGAAGCCGTGGCAGATGCTCTAGCAAGAGCAGTGGAGTTTGGCATAGACTGGAGTGAGACTCACTCAGCGCCGCCCAATGATTGTTTGCGCTACGGCAGTACACACGCCATGTGCCATGCTGTCACAACCGGACGCATTAGTCCTTGGGTGATATACAACTCGGAGTCGGGGCAAAAGTTCCTGGGTGAACTCACAGCAGACCAGGTGGGAATGATATGGCCTTATATAGACTCAGACATATGGCAAAAGAAGTTCTCAGACTATGCCGCAGACGCTGAATACGCAAAACTAATATTGAAACAAGCAGGATGGTAACATGATAGGAAACATTGGTCAAACTGGAAAATATATTTCAGTCACAGGTGGTCCAGGCAGTAACTATGTCAACAACGCTGGTTACATGGGTGTAGGGCAGTTACAATACAACACTGCCACTCAACGTTTAGAAGTATACAATGGCATCAGTTGGCAACCACTTAATCTGGGTCAGTATTATGTGGGGCTGAATCCACACGCTGAAGCAATACTAGACTGGGCACATAAAAAGATGGAAGAAGAACGAGAAGCACGAGCCATGGCTGAACAGTATCCTGCTGTGGCAGATGCCATGGGTGCTGTTCGTGAGTCTGAACAACAATTAAAAACTGTTGTGGCACTGTGTAGAACATGAGTGCAGATATTGACATCGACGTTCCGGATCGTGCTAAGATATTGGAACTGATCCAGCACACACCTGCTAGACAGGTTGTGGACGGAAAACCACGTAAACACAATTCGGGCATCTACATCACAGACATCCCCCAAGACTCAGAACACGGTTGTGCTGCCATAGACTATGAGACTGCGGAGCAGCGTGGTTATTTCAAAATTGACCTGTTGAACATGAGTGTGTATCAGTTGATCCAGGACCCTGCACACTACGAAACCATGTTGTCAGCCGCACCTCCATGGTCACGACTGTGGACAGACCGACCCTGGGCCAGTCAGTTGGTACACGTAGGCAACTACGTGGATTTGTTGGCAGCAATGCAACCTGACTCCATACCCAGGATGGCTGCTTTTATTAGTATTATTAGACCGGGCAAAGCACACCTACAACGAAAGTCTTGGGATGAAGTGTTTGCGTCAGTATGGGACGGGGATGAATCGCGTGGGTATACGTTTAAAAAGTCACACGCTGTGAGCTATGCAGCCTTGGTGGCCTTGCACATGAATTTAATCAATACGACGAACCAGGGTAATTGATTTGCGTTTGCTTTTTTTGCGAGCAATGTCTATTAGGCTGCACACAGGACCATGCAAGATCTCAAGGTCTTTGTTGCTGAATGTGCGCAGAGTAAAGCGGAATCGATCCCAGTCTCCACGCAGGAATATATTGATGGGTATGCTTCTATTGCTTTCCCACCACCAAGTGTTGGCCAGTTCCAAGAATTCCAACTTGTCTTGTTGTGTGAGCACAGCGCCAAAGTCGTAGATGGTTGTGACAGCATCGTCCCGGTTCTGAACTATGCCGATATACTCGTTGCTGGCGTAAACGCAAAGAGTTATAAAGGGATATTTTTCCGCCAGTTTTTCAAAGATGTTATTGCCCATAAATACGTATTGAGGATCCTATGTATTCAACCACTGCTTACTTATATCAACAAATCATTCGGGTACTTTTGATTGACACCAGTGGTGGATACTTTACTGCGAGGTACGACCCAGTGTACGCAAAAACTTTAACTGTCAACAAAGGTGTAGACAACGTGCTGTTGTTTGAATTCATCAACCAGGACCAAAAACCTGTAAACATCACAGGCAGCACATTTCGCTTTAGATTGCTGAACCAAACTGGTGACGAATTATTACTTGAAAAAGACATGACTGTACTCAGTGCCAGCACTGGCCGAGTCAAAGTTGTGTTGGATACAGCAGACACTATTAACATCCTGGCACAGCCAGGCAGCTACAGCATTGAGCGCACACAAGGCAATTATGTACAAGCAGCATTTACAGACGCCAACGCCGGCGCACGAGCCGACTGCGATATTGTAGACAGTGTTTTGCCACAGTTCATAGCCAGTCAACCGGTGACAATTCCCACTATAAATGGTAAAAACTCTTGGCCACAACCTGGCCCGCAATCATGGCCTGATTGGGCATTGAACCCGCAACCAATATCACGTAACTATTTGACAGAATACTACTCAAGTTATATCAACACAACTGGGGCCAGTTTGATCACCGTCAAATATGATCTGGATCATTACACTGGCACCCTCAAAGTACAAGCAGCACAGGATTACGAAGCTGTGTGGGTAGATGTCACAGAAAGCCGTGAATATTTTGACGAGTCTGGAACCTTTTACATCAATGTTGTGGGGTTCCATCCACTGTTGCGTCTGGCCATCAACAACAGCCAAGGCTATGGTGCCAGTGCAACTGCCACTGTGGTAGATGGTGTTGTGACCGGTATTGCAGTAAACAATGCAGGCACAGGTTATATGGCTGCACCATATGTTCAAATCCTGGGCAACGGTGCTGGAGCAACAGCAATTGCTGCACCATTCACAGGTCCCAGCGGCATTGGTGCAATCACTGTCACCAACGGCGGTTCGGGTTACTTGCCCTTGAATTTTGGCGGCACCGAAGCACAGGCTGTGACTGTGCTGATCACAACTGGATACGTTACCAATATCTTTTATCGTTAAGCATTGCATTTGCGTGACAAATCTGTTAAACTGTACAGATGCTTGACATCCTTGCTTATCTACCTGCAAAAAAGAAACAGACGCCTAGTGGTTGGTTGAGTTTCAATGCGGTATGTTGTCAGCACAACGGTTCAACACAGGATCGACGAGGCAGAGGTGGACTCAAAGCCACTGAGCAAGGTTGGAGTTATCACTGTTTCAATTGTAGTTACACAGCCAGTTTCATATTAGGTCGTACTGTAAGTTACAAGGCTCGAAAACTCCTGGGCTGGATGAACGTTCCGGAGATGGAAATAGAGATGCTGAATCTGGAAAGTTTGCGGCATCGAAGCATCAATGGTATCTTAGAAGATCGACAACAAATGTGGAACACACTGAGCGGTGTGTCATTTGAAGAAAGAGACTTGCCACCGTTTGCCGAACTGTTGACGCCTGAACACAAATTTTATTGGGACTACGTGCGTGGCAGACATGTGCCCGAAGACTTTCCTGTCATGGTGCAGATACAAAATGACGGCATCCACTGGACAAGGTTGCATGTGGTTATTCCCTTTACTCACGACAACAAGATTGTGGGATACACCTGTAGATTTTTAGATGACCGGCAACCCAAGTTCATCAGCGACAGTCAGCCAGGCTATGTGTTCGGCATAGATTTGCAACACTCAGATTGGCAACATGTCATAGTCACAGAAGGCATATTTGATGCGCTCAGCATAGGCGGCGTGGCAGTGATGCACAACACTGTTAGTGATGCACAAGTTAGACTGATACGCAGTTTAGACAAATCAATAACTGTGGTTCCAGACCAAGATCGGGCAGGTGTTGAACTGATTGACCGTGCCGTAGAACTAGGTTGGGCAGTGAGCATACCCAACTGGCCTGCGGGCTGTAAAGATGTCAACGATGCAGTTATAAAGTTGGGTCGACTAGGTGCCTTGCTAACTATAATGCAATCGCGAGAGACCAGTAGAATCAAAATAGAACTAAGGAAAAAAGCACTTGTTAAAAGAATACGGACTTGACGTTCAACGTTTATTTTTAGAAATGATGTTGGAAGATGCACAGAGTTATGTGCGTGTGCAGAACATTTATAACCCGCAGAACTTTGACAAAAGTCTGCGAGCCGCGGCTGAGTTCATCAAAGAACATAGTGACAAACACAAGACCTTGCCAGACCGTACACAGATCTCAGCCACCACAGGTGTCAAACTACAAGCGGTGCCAGACCTAAACGAAGGTCACTTTGACTGGTTCATGGGTGAGTTTGAACAGTTTACCAAGCGCCAAGAACTGGAACGTGCTATTCTCAAGGCAGCAGATATGCTGGAAAAGGGTGACTTTGAACCTGTGGAAAAATTGATCAAGGATGCAGTGCAAATATCTCTGACTAGAGACATGGGCACAGATTATTTTGCAGACCCAGCGGCTCGTATCAACAAGTATTTCAACTCAGGTGGACAGGTATCAACAGGCTGGCCACAATTGGATAGATTGTTGTATGGTGGATTCAGTCGTGGCGAACTCAACATCTTTGCCGGAGGGTCAGGTTCTGGTAAATCTCTAGTCATGATGAACATTGCACTCAACTGGTTGCAACAAGGACTCAGTGGTGTATACATCACACTGGAGTTGAGTGAAGAACTAACAAGTTTGCGAACAGATGCCATGCTCACAAACATGAGCACCAAGGACATTCGCAAGGACATTGACACCACAGAACTCAAAGTCAAGTTAGTTGCAAAGAAGTCAGGCAACTATCAAGTCAAAGGATTGCCGGCACAAAGCAACATCAACGACATACGTGCGTATTTGAAAGAGTATCAAATACAAACAGGCAAGCGTGTGGACTTTGTGATGATTGACTACTTGGACTTGTTGATGCCTGTGAGTGCAAAAGTCTCACCCAACGACTTGTTTGTAAAAGACAAGTATGTGAGCGAAGAACTACGTAACTTGGCCAAAGAACTTGGATTCTTGATGGTAACAGCAAGTCAGTTGAATCGATCGGCTGTGGAAGAAATTGAATTTGACCACAGCCACATTTCAGGTGGTATATCTAAAATCAACACAGCAGACAATGTGTTTGGTATCTTTACAAGCCGTGCTATGAAAGAACGTGGCAAGTATCAGATACAGTGTATGAAGTCTCGAAGCTCGACCGGCGTTGGTCAAAAAATTGATTTGGAGTATAACATTGAAACAATGCGCATTACTGATGAAGGCGGAGAAGATGGAGACACTTATTCAAAGAAACCATCTGCATCCATCATGGACTCAATCAAAGCCCGCAGTCAAGTTAGCCAGTCTGCTGACGGTGCGGATACTCCACCATGGGAAAGTGCGGAACCTACCAAAGTCACAGCAGACGTTCAAAGCGCCAAACTAAAACAATTGTTGGGAAAAATTAAAACATCATGACTGACAACTATTGTCCACGAATACATCATGGGTTAACACTAGGCTCTATTACAAATAATTCAATAAGTTATGCACCATGTTGTTGGATGGAAGAGAACATTACCGAACCTGTTATTAATTTTCACCACAGTAATCTATTAGAGTTGCGTCAACTGAATCGACAGTCCATGTTACCGATTCCTCAATGCCAGGCTTGTGTGTCTCAAGAATCAGCCGGTGCCCAAAGCATGAGACAAGGTTACCTAATAGAGCATGGTAAAAATACATTTGATGCAACATTACAATATCTTGACGTCAATATAGATTACACTTGCAATCTAGCATGTGTTACTTGTGGTCCTTCTGTTAGCACTACCTGGAGAAATGAACTTGGTATAAAACATATTCCAGTCAGGCCAAATATTGATCAATTTTTAAAAACAAAATTAGGCTCCTTGGATTTGACCAATCTCAAAGAAGTCAGACTGTGGGGAGGTGAGCCACTGTTGACCGCCACGCACCAACAAATACTTGAGTACATAGTAGAACATGGACAAGCCTCAGAAATTAAATTGATGTACAATACCAATGGTACAAGATTGATAGATGGGCAAACAAAAAAACTAATTGAAAAATTCAAGTTTGCCAGGGTCAGTTTTAGCATTGATGCTATTGACGAACAATTTGAATATTTGCGCTATCCGGCAAAATGGAAAGAAGTAGAAAACAATTTGATGTGGTGGAAACACAATTTACCACACAATGCCATGTTATCAATGACTGTGACTGCAAGTTTATTAAATGTACTTGATCTCGACAAGATTTTTGCTTGGCAACAACAAAATTTTTCAGAATCTGTGTTTGGCGATGTCATAGAAATTTATGTACACCAAGCATGGGGAGATTACGGATTAGAGTATATGCCTGACCGTATGGTCAAACATTTTCAACAATTACCTAATTATTGTCTGCCCTGGATACAAAAATTAGATTTTTTAGGAAAACTTTCTCACAATGTTGACCAGGTTCGAAAAAATCTATGTGTACTAGATCAACGGCGTAACTTGGATTTTTCAAAAATCTTCCCAGCCACCGCTGATTTTATAGAGTATCAAAAATAATATCAGCCACTTCGGGCATGTAATCTCTAA